AGCATGTAATGTCTATCACCCACTACTAACAGAAACTCTTGTCAAGTTCCAAGCAGAAACTATGACAGAAACATTCCCAGCTTCAGGTCCAGTAAAGACACAAATCATTGGTAAAGAAACTGAGGAGTGTAAAGACGCAGCGGCTCGTGTACAAGAGAACATGAATTATCAGTTGACTGAGAAGATGACTGAGTATAGACCCGAACACGAAAGAATGTTATGGGGTTTAGGTCTTGCAGGTAATGCGTTTAAAAAAGTTTACTATGACCCTAACTTAGAACGTCAAGTATCTATGTATATTCCTGCAGAAGATATAGTTGTACCTTACGGTGCATCTGATTTAGAAAGTGCAGAAAGAGTTACTCATGTAATGCGTAAAACACAAAATGAGTTACGTAAATTACAAGTAGCAGGATTCTATAAAGATGTAGACTTAGGTGAACCAACTTACGACTTAGATGACGTTGAGAAAAAGATAGCTGAGAAGATGGGCTTTAGTGCTACAACTGATAGTCGTTGGAAAATATTAGAGATGCATGTTGACCTTGATTTAGAAGGTTACGAAGATGAACAAGATGGAGAGAAAACAGGTATAGCATTACCTTATGTAGTAACTATAGAAAAGTCTACAAATACAGTTTTATCTATTAGACGTAACTGGAGTCAAGACGATAAGACCAGACAAAAACGTCAGCACTTTGTGCATTATGGTTATGTCCCTGGTTTTGGTTTCTACCACTTTGGTTTAATACATCTGATAGGTGCGTTTGCTAAGTCAGGTACTATGATATTAAGACAACTTGTAGATGCAGGTACATTATCTAATTTACCAGGCGGGTTTAAGTCTAGAGGCTTACGTATCAAAGGTGATGAAACACCAATATCCCCTGCTGAGTTTAGAGATGTAGATGTACCATCAGGTAGTATTAGAGATAATATATTACCACTCCCTTATAAAGAGCCAAGTCAAGTTCTTAATCAACTAATGAATCAAATTATTGATGAGGGTAGAAGATTTGCTAGTGCGGCTGATTTAAAAGTCTCTGACATGTCAGCTAATGCTCCTGTAGGAACAACACTTGCTATCTTAGAAAGAACACTAAAAGTTATGTCTGCAGTTCAAGCTCGTATTCATTATTCAATGCGACAAGAGTTAAGATTAATTAAGGGTATTATTAAAGATTTTACTCCTGCTGATTATGCATATACGCCTGAGACAGGCTCAAGAATGGCGAAGCAAAGTGATTATGATAAGGTAGAAGTTATACCTGTCAGTGACCCTAACGCTGCAACTATGTCACAAAAAGTAGTTCAGTACCAAGCGGTTATGCAGTTAGCACAACAGAACCCAGATATCTACGACATGATAGAGCTTAATCGTCAGATGTTGGATGTACTTGGTGTTAAGAACGCAAATAAATTAATACCACAGAAAGATAATATGAAACCTATGAATCCTGTTACTGAAAACATGAATATTATGAACAGTAAACCTGTGAAAGCATTTATCTACCAAGATTCAGAAGCTCATATTAAAACTCATATGTCATTTATAAAAGACCCTATCGTAGGTGAAATGATAGGACAGAGTCCAAACGCTACAAAAATTTATTCTGCTATGGAAGCACATATTGCAGAACATATTGCGTTTGCATATAGACAGAAACTTGAAGAAGAACTTGGAGCTCCACTACCTCCACCAGAAGAAGCTTTACCAGAGGATGTGGAAGTTGAATTATCTAGACTTGTTGCTAAAGCAAGCGAGCAGTTATTACAGAAAAATATGACTGAAGCTCAACAGAAAGAACAACAGCAACAACAGCAAGACCCACTAATACAAATGCAACAACAAGAGCTACAAATTAAACAAATGGAAGCTCAAGCAAAAGCTAAGAAAATGACAGATGACTCTGCTATAGATGCAGCAAGACTTCAGTTAGAGAAAGCAAAAATGGAGTCACAAGAAAGAATCGCTGGTGCCAAGATTGGTGCTGACGCAGTCAACCAACAAAAAGAGTTGGATGCAAAAGAATTTATGGAAGGCACTAAGTTAGGTGCTGAAGCCGTAAAACAACAGAAGGAACGTAATAATACGCAAACTTAAAAACAGGAGAGAGAAATGGATGAAACGTTAAAAGTTCTCGCTAGTCAATTAGGCGAGGAAGAGCAACGCATGAAAGACGATATGGCACAAGGTAGAGCTGAAGAGTACGCACAATACATGCACGCATGTGGTGTTATCAGAGGCTTTCAAATAGCTCAAGGTCTTATTGCTTCTATGATGAGAAATATGGAGGAAGACGATGAGTGAAATACAAACCCCAAATAAAGAAATAGTATCGGCATCAGGTGCACCAATAAATCCACCACAAACAGATGTTGAAGAAAGTAAACCTGCTCAATTACCTGATGTTAAAGGCTACCGCATATTATGTGCAGTTCCTCAAGTAGAAGACACATATAAAGGTGGGATACTTAAATCAGATAAAGCAAAGGATATTGAAGAACATTCAACAGTTGTTTTATTTGTGATGAAATTAGGAGACACAGCTTATAAAGATGAGGCTCGTTTCCCAACAGGTCCTTGGTGTAAAGAAGGAGACTTCGTTATAACTAGGGCATATTCTGGAACTCGAATCAAAATTTTTGGTAATGAGTTTCGCATTATTAATGACGACACAGTAGAAGCTGTAGTGGATGACCCACGTGGCTACGAACGTGCATAACATGGAGAGCAAAGATGGCAGAAATAATCAATGAAATTCCTGAAGAGTTAGAAATGGAAGGAGAAGAAGTTGAGGTAAAGGAAGTTGAGGTTAAAGCTGAAGCTGAAGCTGAAGTAAAAAAAGAAGCTAAACCTGAGCAGTTAGAGTTAGATTTTGATATAGAAGTAGAAGATGATACTCCTAAAGCTGACAGAAACAGAGACCCTTTACCTGAGAATATTAAAGAAGAGCTTGAAGCTGATACTTTAGATGAATATTCAGATAGAGTAAAAAACAGAATGGCTCAACTTAAAAAAGCTTGGCATGATGAAAGACGTGCTAAAGAAGCTTCTGAAAGACAAAGACAAGAAGCTGAAAGAGTAGCGACACTTTCTGTGCAGGAAAATCAAAAGCTTAAACAAACACTTTCAACAGGAGAAGAAGACTATCTTAAGACTCTTCAAGATAAATATACAGCTGATTTAGCTTTTGCTCAAAGAGAGTACAGAGAAGCTTATGATGCTGGTGATAGTGAAAAATTAGTAGAAGCTCAAACTAAAATGAACGAGGCTCAATATAAACTAGGACAAGCTCGAGATAGAAAGCCTCAATTTACTAAAGAGACTTTACAAACTTCAGAAAATGCGGTATCTTCAGAGCAAGATACAGTTAGACCAACAGCTCCACAACCAGATGCGAGAGCTCTTGCTTGGCAAGAAAAGAACAAATGGTTTGGACAGGACGAAGAGATGACTTCATTGGCATTAGGACTGCATGAAAAATTAGTTAGAAATGGGGTAAACCCATCGTCTGACGAATATTATCGTAGTATTGATAGTACTATGCAAAAACGCTTCCCAGAAAATTTTGGGGGCACTGATACGTTGGAAGAGGCAAAACCTGCCCAACGCAAACCTTCAACTGTAGTTGCTCCAGCAACAAGGTCAACTGGCCCTAAAAAGGTTAGGTTAACTAAAACACAGTTAGCTTTAGCAAAGAAATTCAAGCTAACACCAGAGCAATATGCACGTGAATTAATTAAAACGGAGAGTACAAATGGATAAGAAAGTTAACAATCGCACAAGTAGAGAAGCAGTAACTCGTGAAGAGACTGAAGTTCGAAATAAACAGTGGAAACCTCGTTCAACATTACCAGAAATCAAGCATGAAGCTGGCTGGGCATATCGTTGGGTTCGAGTATCATTGGTGAATGAAGCTGATAATCTAAATGTATCTTCCCGTATGCGTGAAGGCTGGGAACCTGTGAAACATTCAGAGCACCCAGAAGTAAATTTACCAGCAGACCCTAACTCAAGATTCAAAGACGGTATTGAAGTAGGGGGACTGCTATTATGTAAAATGCCACAGGAAATGGTAGACCAGAGAAATGAATATTTTAAGGAAAAAGCTAGAGCTCAGGAACAGGCTGTAGATAACAACCTAATGAGACAGAACGACCCTAGAATGCCGTTATTTTCTGATAAAAAATCTACTGTGACTAAAGGCAAAAGATAATTTTTAAGGAGATTATATTATGGCATCAACAGCCGCACCTTACGGTCTTAAGCCCGTAAATTTGATTGGTGGACAGCCTTATGCTGGTTCTACTCGTCAAATTAAAATAGCGTCTGGGTATGACACAAACATCTTCAACGGAAGCGTTGTATCTATCGTTACAGCAGGAACACTTGAGATAGTAACCACTGTTGGTTCTAACTCTTCAGTTTTCCCTGCAGGAACAGTAGGCGTATTCGTTGGATGTTCTTATACAGACCCAAACTCAAAACAAAAGGTTTTCGCTCAATATTTTCCAGCAAACACAGTAGCATCTGATGCTGTTGGATATGTTGTCGATGACCCTGATGTAGTATTTCAAGTACAAGCTGATGCGTCAGTAGCCCAAGCTGGTCTTGGTGCAAACGCTCCATTAGCTGCAGTACAATCTACATCAACTGGTTCAACTGTGACAGGTAACTCTACTTCAGCACTAGATGCGACAGTAGCGACTACTACACAGGGATTCAGAATTGTTGATTTTGTTGACTCACCAAATTCTTCAGTAGGCGATGCGTTTACTGACGTGTTAGTGAAGTTCAATATTGCTCAGCATTCTTACACTAACGCAACAGGTATATAAAGGAGAATAAACAATGGCAATTTCAAGAGCTCAGTTATTAAAAGAGTTGCTCCCAGGCCTTAATGCTTTATTCGGAATGGAATACAGTCGTTATGGAGAAGAGCACGCAGAAATCTACGAATCTGAGACATCAGAACGTAGTTTTGAAGAAGAAACAAAACTATCTGGTTTTGGACAAGCACCTGTTAAAGACGAAGGTTCAGCCATCGCCTATGACAATGCTCAAGAAGCGTTCACAGCTAGATATAACCATGAAACCATAGCTTTAGGTTTCTCACTAACAGAAGAAGCTGTAGAGGATAACCTTTACGATACTTTATCTGCGAGATACACAAAAGCTTTAGCACGTTCAATGGCTAATACTAAACAAGTAAAAGCTGCGAACATTCTAAACAATGGTTTCTCTGATGCGAACGGTGGTGACGGCAAATCATTATTTGCTACAGACCATCCATTAGTATCAGGTGGTACAAACAGTAATACTCAATCAACAGCTGCTGACTTAAACGAGTCATCATTAGAAAATGCGGTAATTCAAATTGCTGCTTGGACTGATGAAAGAGGTTTATTGATTGCTGCTAAACCACGTAAACTAATCATCCCACCAGCGTTGCAATTTGTTGCTACACGTCTATTAGATACTGACCAAAGAGTAGGTACAGCTGATAACGATATCAACGCATTGAAAAACAACGGTGCAATTCCTGAAGGATATGTTATCAATCATTACTTAACTGATACTGATGGATACTTCCTAACAACAGATGTACCAAATGGTATGAAATACTTTGTAAGAACACCATTAACTACATCTATGGACGGTGACTTCGACACAGGTAATGTAAGATACAAAGCCCGTGAAAGATACTCATTCGGTTTTTCCGACCCATTAGGAATGTGGGGCTCACAAGGTGCTTAATAGGCACACTTGAGAGTGTTCAGTTTTCATAGTTCTGAACACTTACTTTGGAAACCCAGCTAATCTCTCGCTGGGTTTTCTTTTTTCTTTTATTTATTCTCAAAGTAGGTATAATTTACTTATCGGGAACAACGTAACTTATCTAACTGCCCCCGAACAGACGCATACACGATAGATAAGTTCTAACTTTGTATGGAGATATATAATGGCTACATCAACTTTTTCGGGTCCAGTAGTATCCAAAAATGGATTTATTAACACAGG